AACTAGCTTCTCAGATTCTTGACGGAGATGGTTTTGCAAAGAGGCTTGTTGCTCGGCTTGTTGCTGTTGTGCAATGCGTTGCTGTTCATTCCTGACTACTGCTAACTGCTTCTCACGCTGACTCTGCTCAGCTACCGCTACCGCATAACCGATAGGGTCTGTTTCCTTTAGAACATCTAAGTCCACACCCCGATTTTGCTGCGTAAGGAAGCTATCCAACGCTTGCAACTTTTGGGCATAAGCCAATCGCTCTTGTTTCACTTGCTCAAGATGATTACGCTCGGCTTCAATAGCCTTACGCTGTTCAGCAAGAGCCTGAGACTTTTTAGTGTAATCCGTACCTTGTTGATAACCCTTGATAAGTTCATCGAGTTCGACCTCAACTTCCTCACCAGCAGCCTTGACTTTATATCTAGGCTTGGGCTGTTCAATTTCTTCAGATTCCTCTGAATACTCTTGTTCACCTTCATCAGATGCTTGCAGTTCTTCTGTTTGTTCCTCAGATTGGCTGTTCAGCTTCGTCAGAATCACCCATCAGTCCCTCAAACGCTGAAGCGGCTTGGTTTACATTTAGGCTTTCACTCCCTTGTGGGTTGGTGTTTTCCATTTGTCATCTCAAAAATCGCCAGAAACCTTCTGGACGGAGGGTAGGGTAAACCCTACAGAATCTTCCACTTCTTTTCTCTAATCACAGTTTCCGAGGCTAAACCTTCTAGGTGTCCTGTAATTAGTTCTAAAGTCTTAATGTGCCGATAAGCGTCTTCACGCCTATCACATTCTTCTGCACTTGTGTTAATTATCACACTAATCTGTTCATTTTTCAAGTTATTTAATACTTCTTTGAAAAAGTCATCATTTAGTAAGTTTTTAGCCCATTGAGCCAAAACTGCTTTGTCATTCTGCATTTACTGCCCTATTTGTCCAATAATCTGTGCGACCACCACCACCGCCAATATTACCAAAGTCGTAACTGCCAGTTAAGTCAAATCCATTTGTAATGGCATCACGCAATACATCATTTACATCTGCTGCGCTTCTATCAATGGCATTACCATAGTTACTTGCGCCTAGTAAACCTAAATCACTAATTGAGCCTTCTGGTGCAGATATCAATCCACTAACAACATTTCCAAAACTGTTACCAGTTAGATTGCTAATAATACTGTTAACAAGTCCTAGTGTTGGGTTTGCCAATCCTAGCAAGGCATTAGCTGTCATTGGGGTGTTATTAGTAGCTAAACCAAGACCTGCTGCTAAAGCATTGCCGTAAGGCCCTGCTGCCAACATCGCTATCTTTGTACCCAAGTTAATTACATCTTGCTCTGTTTTAATGTCAGCAGCAGAACCAATTAGGTTTAGTGCAATAGCTGTTTTAACTAGGTCTGAGTTACCTGCTAAAGCAGCTATCGGTGCTACTGTCCCTGCAACTTTTGCTACATCTGTCCCTGTGACATTCGTTCCAAACAACCCTGTGTTTGTCGTGTCAGTATTTAATACGTTGTTGCCAATAGTGTTATTACTTTGAACAAGCGTATTATTTAAGTTTGGAATGTCGATAACCTTGTTAGAGTCGGCTACGATTTTGTTAATTCCACCAGTATCTAAAACTGAAGTATCTTTTACTGTTATGTCTTGCATTGGTGTAGGCAAAACTCTTGGTTGTGCCTGTAACAACGAGCCATAAGCAATTCTTGGTTGGTCAGGTACAGTAACCCCAATTGAGTCTAGCAATGACCTTGTGGGCGCAAACTGCGTCTGTGGACGATACTGGCTCTGGATGCCAGAAACTATGTCCTGATAGCTAACGTCTTGTGGATTGCTACCACCCACCAAACTACGCAGTTCTTGATAGTTCATGGTTATTTACCAATCATGCCTAAAACATTGTTCAATGAAGTGGGTACTACATTGCTTTGCATTGTCTGTAAGCCTAAGTTAGCGTTTGCTGGAACTCCACGAATCATGTCAACAATGCTCTGTGTCGTAGGACGCTCGTTAATCAAACCTTGTGCCAAACGCTTAGATTCACCAAACGAGGGGAACAACTCACGAAATTGACCTGCTACTGTTGGTGCTTGATAGACGTTCTTAGGATTAAAGTTTGTCAATGATGTAGGTGCTGTAGCCAATGTAGATATTGGTGTGCCAGCATCTGTAACATATGACTTGTTGTAAGTATTTTGTCCAAACTGGAAAGGTACATTTTGTGTAGTAGCCAAGTTAGCCACAGAGAAATTAGATGGCAATCTACCACCATTCTGTGCAGCAATCTGGTCAACCAATGCCTGTACACCAGCAGATTTTTCTTGGGCTTGGGCTAGTGTCTTACCTACACCCAACTGGAAACCATAGTTAGGGTCTAGCGCAGTTACTGCTTGTGGAGTAGAAAATGCCGCATAAACATCATCCATTGACTTAGCGTTAGCCAAAGCACCTGTCAGGTTTTTATACTCAGTACCAGTTAACGCACCAGTATTTAACGCAAGGTTAATCGCTGCTTGTGCTTGCTCACCAGTAAGTGTGTTCTGACCTTCTTTAACAACTAACTTACCATTTACAAATGAAGTGGTAATTGGTTGCTGAGTAACAGGGCTGATAAATTGAACGCTATTACCTTGGACATTCTGAGAAATGTTAGGCAAAGCAGAATCTAGCTTAGTTGTACCTGTTAAAACGTCATAAGTCCCATAAGGGTTGGCATTGGCGTAACGCCCTGCAAATGGGTCACTCTCTAACGCATTAACATTAGCTGACAAGTTCTTGGCAGTACCTAAAACGCTTGGATTAAATGGGTCATAACCCAATGTAGCCATTGCAGAAACATATTCAGTCTGCGTAGGGTTTCTACCTAGCGCACTACGATAGCCAGAGATAACGCTTTGTGTGTCGTAGTTATAGCCTTCTGTGCTGTAATTTAATGCGCCAGTTCCTTGTCCAGAACTACCACCGCCAGTTAAATACTGAACAGCATTGGCTTTCTCTGCCGTTGTAGCATCACGCCCAAACTGTTGGTTGTATGCGTTATCAATGACGCTATCCAATACTTGCTGTTGTGCAACAAGTGGTTTCCCTACGTTAGTTGCGTACTGATTGACTGCACCAGTATCAAACCCAAGCACACGCCCAAGTTGCTCTGCTGAAACACCTTTGTTAACGGCTTCATTGGCTACAGCCGTATAAAGTGCATCACCTGATAAGCCTTTAAACTCATTTGCAATAAAGTCTTTAACTGCTTGGTCTGAATAATAAACTGGTGCTGTAGCCATGTTTAACCCCTAATCTCTACGTTAGATGTAATGCCAGCACCAATCTTCATTGCTTTCAATTGTGCTTCTGCTTCAAACTCTTGTTGCTTCATGGCAAAGTAAGCCTGTTGTTTTTCACGCTCTAATTGCAACTTAGCAACTTCCTTCTCACGCATTAACTGCATTTCAAGAGCAGCCTTCTGTTGTGCCATCTCTGTATCAATCTGCATCTGTTGTTGTTTCAACTGAATGTCAGCTTGTGCTTTAGCTTGGTTAGCCTGTATCTCAGCCTGTGTCCTAGCCATAATTGCCTGTACTTCTGGAGGCATCTGTTGTTGTTGTGGAGGAGGATTGCTCAACGCTTGGTCTTGTTCTGGCGTAATAGGCTTGTAGAACTCAGCAGAATCCTTAAACCCTGCAATCTCAACCATGCGTCCCAATGTGCCACGATACTGAGCAGGTGAAACGTAAGGATTAGCAGGGCCGTACTGAGCAATCAACTGCTCTTGTTTAGCAAGAACCATCGACAACATAGCCATCTGCTCTTGTCGGTTACCTGCGCCTAAACCAACATTGATAGACACATCGTATTGGTTAGCCCATGTACGAGGGTCAAACTCTACGAACTCGCCACGCATACGAACCAAACGAGCCTTGTCTTGGTACTTGCAGAGTAAGTGCAAAATACCCTTAAACAAAGACTTAACGCCTGTCTCAGCAAAGATTCGAGCCATTAGTTCAATCTTACCTGCGCCAGCTTGTTGCATTGAAGCTACCGCAGCAGCAGTCACATTCTGCAATACAGATGGGTCTAGCCCTTGTGAAGCATCAGACACGCCTGTACGCTTAGACTGAATTGTGTCCAGATACTGAAGCATTGGGAAAGCCTGTGCAGCCACGTTCTGAACAACCAATTGAGAAACAGCACCTTGTGACTTGGCACGAATCACACCACCAGCAGTAGAAGTCAGCAAGTCATCAAGGTTTACCTGACCCTCAACTGCAACTACACGAGCATTGTTTGTCAGATATAAGTTATCCAACATCTGACGAGTGATAGTGGTCTTGATTAACTGTAGGTCAACTGTTCTGTCAGCTAACGAGTTACCAAAGAACTTATGCGGAATTGGGATAGGACAGATTGAGTGGAAAGGAACGTAATCAACTTCCTCAATCATTTCCTTACCTTTTTCATCCTCTAGGATTTCATTAGAAGCGTAGAACACTTGAACTAATGAAGCAATGCCTTTGCCATCTATATCAGTTTTGACATAGCACTCAAAGACTTCAATCTCTTGCATTGAGGGGTCATCTGTCTGAACTTGGTAAGGTTGCTCACCAGCAGAGAAACGAGCCACTCGCTCTGGTGTGTACGCTAGTGCATCACCCATCTGCAAGCCTTCTACCTGCTTCTTGTTAAAACCCATAGCAATCAAGGTGCTACGAGTCAACATCTGACGATGGGCTACGAATGGTGAATCAGCAATAGTCCTAGCTTTCTTGCTAATCAGGAATTCTTCTGGGGGTACGTTCTCAATAGTTACCTTGCCTGACTTTTTCTTTTGTTGCACCACAACATTGTGTGTAGCACCCATCACAGGCATACCCATAGGGTCTATAACTGGCTGACCCATTGGGTCAATAATTGGAAACTCTGTCGTATCTTGCTCGACAATCTCCATGCTCTCATCACTCATCAGCATTGCTAACTCATCGTTAGACAAGTCAAAGTAACGCTCTTTAGTAATGTCTTCTTTATCTTCCCAGTACGCTTTCAGAATTCCATTTTTCTGAAGCAAAGCGTCCTTGAACCAATCATGGAGAATGGACACGCCTTCGTTGTCTCTGGTAAAGACCCAATTACAGTAGTCTGTGGCCTGTTTTGCGGAGGCTTCATCTTTCGGGCCTTGTGGCTCAAAGACTACGATATTGTCTGAGCCTGTAAAGATACGGACTAAGCTAGGTAGCGCACCATCTATCGCTTCCGCAACTTCTCCAGTAACGATTTGAGACTTACCCTCAACCTCATTACCATATGGCTGTCGTAGATAAGCCTCCAGAGCCTGTTTGCGCTGCTCAACAGTTTCGCTTTCAATAAATCCAATTGCATCGTCAATCTCTGCTTGGATTATCGACATTAACTCGTTCTGTGCCATGCTTGTCCTTTGGAGGGCGTCCCATTCTGGGTTTGTCCAATTTTAACTCATTTACCACATTTTCAAGCATTTCGATACGCTTTTCAAGTTCTTTTACTTTAGGTGCTAGATTTACACCCTGCATTTGTACATACATTAAACAATCCACTTCGGAGTTTGGTTAATAGGCTTAGACCACGTTGAATGACCTTCATCCAATCCAAGGGCTAAGTAACGGAAAGAATCAGAGCCATGACTAGACCAATCGTGTAGTGGTCTTTCATAGAAAATCTTACGTTTCTCATCGTAGTCTCTGCGGTAGTTTCTCAGGCAGTTCAAGCCATTCTGCACTTTAGGCACGTTAAACCAGCACCTTGGCAGCAAGCTTCTAACCGCTTGGATGCCATCATCTAGTCCCATCCTTGGGGTTATTTTGACTTCTAGCCCTGAGTCCTCAAGCATCTCTAGTCTGCTCTTACCTGTGCCTAACTCCCTAACCCTAACGTCATGGGGCAGAATATGCTCTGCTTTTGAGTAGTCGTTATCCTTAATCCACTTAACGTAGTGGTCAAGTCCTACGCCATGATTCTCATAATAGTCAATTAGTCTGACTTCAGTACCCACTAACTGAGCCACCCAGATAGATGTAGAGTCACCCATACCCAAGTCCCAAGCAGTAAAAGTTCTGCTTAGTTCCTCTCTGGGAATCTCTTGCATATGCTTCTTTTCTTCTAACTCATTAAGCATTTCTCCATAATATGACCCCTCAATTGGCGCATCGAAAGAACACTCAAATTCCTGCCGAAACTTGCTTTCGCCCATCTCATTCTTAGCAGCCTTTAGTTCTGTCTCATCTACTACCCCTGTCTCAGAGGCTTTGAACTCCAACAGACCCCATCCTTCTTCCTTCTCTGCCCTGTCTCTCAACTCTTTGAAGTGGTTATGTCCTTTGGGTGTACCAATGAATAGACACCAGCCTTTTCTGTCTGTCAAAGCAGGTCTAACAATATCTGTCCATATCTTAGGATTCTGGTCACCAACCTCATCAATGATGACCCCATCAAAGAATTGTCCTCGGAGGGAATCAGGATTGTCTGAGCCATAAAGCTGAATACGCCTACCCCAGAAGTCAACTCGTAACTCTGAAATGTTGTTAGTACCTCCTAGCGGAGTAGTGTATTTAACGAGATAGTCCCACGCCACTCGTTTAGCTTGTCCATAGGTAGGTGCAATGTAGGCGTATCTAGGTGTTTCTTTCTCGTTTAGCACCGCCTCACGGATTAAGTGGTTAAGCGCAGCTACAGTCTTACCGAATCTACGATGTGCCACTACGACTGCAAAGCGTTTGCCATCCAGTAACTCGTGAACTCTTAGTTGGTGTTCCCTTGGCTTATAGGGAATTTCGATTACTTCGCCCATGTAACGATGTGCTGAAGTGGTTGGTCAGCGTCTCCGCTTATGGTTACTGAAGCCATATCAGGCATTGATTTACGCAATAGTATCTCAATAGCCTTCATCCTTGTAGGACTTAACTCCTCAGTTTCACCAAGTGCATGATTTTGCAAAACATTTAGCAATTGACTTACTTGAATCTTTTTGCGTACATCTTCCTGATGAAGTTTGTTTATTGGTCTTCCGACTGATGCCATTTTGTTTGACTCCTCTAGGGTTGGTCAAGGTTAAGTAATACTTTATTCTAACAGACTTGTAATTTCTTTGCGTTTTTCTTCGTCTGCAAGCACTCCTAATGGTAGTAAGCCAGCAAGAATATCTGCTTCTTTAGTTCTGGTTGGGTCAAAAGCAGCGAACTTACTTCTAATCTGATTTGGCTCAAATACAACTCCCACATCTACTAACTTTGGAGTACCTGCGCCAGAATCATAAGTATTTTTAAGAATTAAAGCGTCATGTCCTTTGCGTTTAGCTTCTTCAACCAAATCATTGTAAGACTGCTCTCGGTATGCTTGACCCTTAAAGTCATAAACCATAGGGTTTTCATAACGCAATGCAACTGGCATTACATTACCGCCCTCTTGCGTCTTATCAATTAAGGCTCGTTCAGCAGCAATTGCTTTAAAGTTGTCAATTTCTTTAATTGCAGATTTGGCAGCTTTTTCACCAACCAAGTCAACAAGTTCTGTTTTTAGGTTATTGAACTGCTCTGGTGTGTAAGTGTTATACCAACCATAAGGCATCAGTTCTTTATATTTCTTATCTAACAATTCTGCTTGTGCTTGTGGGTGCTGAAGACTGTAAAAGGTTTGGTTAATCTTTTCAGTCATTGTGTCTCTAGCATCACCATACTTAGCAACCAATAACTGAGCGTCATTCATGCGCTTGATTTCGCTATCCTCTGCAATGAGCATTTGCTTTTCGTACTCATCCCAATTTCCACGCTTTTCAGCAGCTTTTGCTTTACGCATTGCATCTCTATATTCTCTTGAGCCACCAATCTGTGCATAACCTGATGCTGTTTCAGCACCATGACCCTTCATAGACACAGTATTTAGTGCTGCAATTTCTTCGTCAGTTTTACCTAATTTTTTTAGGAATTCAATAGACTTAGGGTCAGTTGACTTCTGCAACATTGCTGCTGGAGGATTTTGTGGGTCACGAGCAAAGAAAAAGCCTTTCTTAGCACTTTCAGCACCAGTTGCCTCACCAAGCAATCCTTTGTCAAAGGCTTTAATATCACCTGTACTTCCATGATACCAACCATAGTCATACCCTTGTTGCAATGAACGAGTGTATGGATTTGCAGACTGACCAATCCTCTCTGCTGCTTCTTTAGCCATCTGCTGATTTAAAGCAGGTGTTATTTCTTTAATACTTGCGCCTACTGGTAAACCCTTAGTCAAAGGTGCTAATGCAGGTGCTGCTTGACCTAGCAAACCCAAAGCAAACGCTGGCTCTGCTACTTTTTTAATCTTTTCGTAATCAGGATTAAGAACACTAAAACCCATCTCATCGGGTCTTGTGCCTAATAAACCTTGCATAACTGCATAGGTAAGTGGGTCTGGCAATGTGTTTACATCACGCCTTTTAGCCAACTCTCTAGCCTTAGCACCTTGACGCTGTATGTTTGGATTACCAAAAAATGCACCTAAGTCAGCCATGATTACCACTTTACCTTGTTAGCCCAATATGCTGCACTCATCTTACCCTTGGCAATGTTCTCAGCGTGACGAGCCTTAAACGCTTCGTTACGCTTCGTGCCATCAGGTGAACCCTTTGCGCCTTGCTGACCAAAACGGATTAGCTTTACATCCTCACCAGACTTAGCCAATACAGCGTGAGACTTGGTTGGATGGCTAGGAGTAGCTTTGGGCTTGTTATAGCCAGAAAACTGCTCTGAGCCTCGCTTAATCACTTCTTTTTAGCAGTCTTAGCTGCTTGTTTAAAAGCATCAGCAGTAGGCGCACCCTT